GGGAGTTAAAGAAGGATGAGGCAAAACCAGATTTTGTTAAACATACAAGAGGGTATTTGCTTCACAACACAAAGCCTATTGAGGCAATGACAGAAGAACGAGCTATAGAATATTTAATTATGAAAGATATTCCACAACATGTGTGGAAAGATTACGACAAAGCAAATAAACCTAGAATGGTTATTTGTACTAAACAACAGCTTCCTAGCACTAGAGTATGGCGAAATGCTTGGAAGATTAATGAAGAACTAACCATACAGAAAGAAAAGGTGGCTTAAATGGCAACAACAAACATAGTAGATAAAGATGGAAATAGCATAGCAGCATCAGATGCAACAGTGCCATCAGACAGACATTTTAGAAATGCGTGGTCATTATCTGGTAAAACAATAACAGAAGATTTAACTGAATCTAAAAAAATTTTTCAAGATAAGATTAGAGAAGTTAGAACTCCGTTATTAGCAGCAGAAGATGTCGTGTATATGAAAGCATTAGAAGGTGCAGACACAGATGCACAAGCAGCAAGTGTAGCAAAAAAGAAAGCTCTTAGAGATGCACCTGCGGCAAGTGCAATATCAAGTGCAGATACTATTGCTAAGTTAAAAGCAGCTTGGGATACAAGTGTATTAGGCGATAGTCCATACGCATAGGAGTAACGGATGGCATTAACAAAAGTAATAGGAGCAGGTGTAGGAACTGTAAACGATTTAGTCATTGCTGATGCAGGGAACATAGGCAGTGCTAGTGATACAGATGCAATAGCTATTTCTAGTGGTGGTGTGGTTACTCTCTCAGCATCTTCACAGAGAGCACAAACTTTTGTACTACAAGCTGATGAAGCAGGTGATGGAGCAGCACAAACTTTAACAAATTGGGCTGAACAAAGTGGTGATTACACAAGACTAGGTGCAGCTAATTTTTCTGAAAGTGCAGGCATATTTAGTTCAGCAACTACTGGCACATTTTTAGTTCTTTTCACAATATCAATAAATGCAGAAGATGCTCAAGATGCTTTTGATTCAAGAATAGAAATAAGCACAGATAGTGGTAGTAATTTTACTGGTAGAGCCGTTGTATATAATACTGGTGGCTCGGTAGGTGGTGGAAATCCTTTTGTAGGGGCTACCCATCAAACTATATTTACAGTATCTAACACGACTACGTTTAGATTACGTTATAGACTTGGTGCAGTCAACTCTGTTGCAACCCAGAATGAAATATTGGGCGATGCTAATCAAGCAGAAACCTCTATAACTTTTATAAAACTTGGAGTGATTTAATGGATATGAAGAATCAACTGTTAATTATTTCAGCTTTGAGAGTTCTTAATATAAGAGATTGGTACTTAAAAAGAACTCCTACTAATGAAACAGAGTTTAAAGAAAAGTTTTCAAAAAAAGATGGAAGTGAACCAGATGTAACATGGTCACAAATACAAACAGCATTAGCAGATGGTGGTGTAGTAGCTATGACAGAGTTACGTAAACAAAGAACTGCACTATTAGCAGAAACAGATTGGATGTCAGCATCTGATTATACAATGACAAATGCGTGGAAAACATATAGACAGGCACTTAGAGATTTACCTGCTAATAATAAAACTGCAAGTTGGGATGGAACTACATTAGGCAATGTATCGTTTCCAACTAAACCGAGTTAAGGAATAAACAATGCCATACATAGGTAGATCAGAAAATTTTGGTGTAAGAAGCAGGTTCCAGTATCAAGCCACGGCTGGACAAACCAGTTTTAGTGGATCGGATGCCAACTCACTTGTACTAAGTTATAACGATACATTGTATATGGATGTATATCAAAACGGAATATTGTTAGTACCTGGAGATGACTATACGGCAACAACGGGTACAACTGTTGTATTAGTTCAAGCAGCGAGTTTAAATGATATAGTAGAAATGGTTGTCTATGATGTCTTTACTGTAGCCAATAGTTATACAAAGTCCGAAGCTGATACAAGATACCCATTTAAGGGTAACAATAGTATTATAAGATTAAATGGACAAACAATCAGTGCAGATATTACAATAGATAGTGATGAGAATGGTGTAAGTGGTGGTCCTATAACGCAAAGTGCAACAGTCACTGTTAATGGATATTGGAGTATTGTATGACAAGTCAATTAAATGTAGACACCATTGTAGATAAAGCAGGTAGTGGTGGCACGAATGTAAAGGTAAAAGGCTCTAATTCTACTTATGTAAGTGGAACAACTACACAGAATTTAGTTGATAGTTTAGCTAAATCTTATGTAGCTTATCAAACCACTAATCCTACAGGCGTAATTAGCAGTCAAAGTTTTAATCATTCTTCTTTAACTGATGTTGGTGCTGGAACTACTAAGTTATACGTTACAAATCCTCGTTCTCAAGCAAAATGTCCATCCTCTCACTCTGGGGGAGATGGTTCTGCTGGCTATTCAGCTTGGATGAGAGAAGAAGAGATGACAACAACACAGTATGGAACTGGAACTGGAAATAATAACTTTAGCTCTCAAGATGGTGACTATCATTGTGTTCTTACTTACGGAGACCTCGCATAATGGCTAGTGAACTTAAAGTAGATAAATTTACAGGTGTAACCACAGCAGGTTCTATACTTGTTACAGGTGAAGGCAATAGTACAACAACTAATCTGCAACAAGGTTTAGCAAAGTGTTGGTCGGTAAATTTTACATTAGCATCAAGTAGTGGTGCAGCTGAAGATAGTTTTAATTTGGCTTCAACTACAGATAATTCTACAGGTGACGCAAGTTGTAATTTTACAAATGCTTATGCAAATATAGGTTTTACTTCTCTTGTAATGGCAGGAAATAATGGAGATGTTTTTGGAGCTACAAAATATGCAGATGCAACAACTTTTGCAAGACTTCAGTTATACAGACAAGCCACAACTTCTGTAGTAGATAATGCTTTTTCATTGATTACACATGGAGATTTAGCATAATGGCTAGTATATTAAGAGTAAACACATTAACAGATGCAAGTAGTAATAATTCAACACCTATGGCTACTGTTAATCAGGGAACAGCAAAGGCTTGGACTCACTTTCAAGGAACGTCAACTGCTGCATTAATTAATTCATTTAATATGGCAAGTCTTACTGACACAGCAGCAGGTAGATTTACTTTAAACTTCACAAGTAATTTTGGAGATGCTAGTTACGCAGGTTCTATGATGACAGGAAATGATGGCACTACTTCAGTAGGAAGGTCACAAATGATTGATGCTACTCCTACCACAAGTGCTTTTGCCATAAGAGGTGTAAGTAGTAATGGTGATGCAGATTCTTTAACAGATGACACCAATATGCTTGCAACATTACACGGAGACTCAGCATGACCAAAGCAGCAGAATTAGCAAAGATGGGTGAAGTCCTAACCAATAGTCAGATTGGTGGGCGAAGGAATATTGTTATCAATGGTGCAATGCAAGTGGCACAGAGAAGTGCAAGTGTTACTGGATTAGGTGCGGCAACTGGTTATTTTACTTGTGATAGGTGGCAGATGGCAGAAAATGATGCGTCTGCTGGTAGATTTACAATGTCACAAACTGCTGATGGTCCTAATGGTGTTTCTGCTAACTGTCTAAAATTAGATTGTACTACAGCAGATACATCTATTGCAGCAGGTGAGGTACTTCAGATTCTGCAAAAATTTGAAGGGCAGGATTTACAAAGCATTGGTAAAGGTACAACTGGTGCAAAAGAAATAACAGTTAGCTTTTATGTTAAGGCTAGTGCTGCATTTGATTTTGTATGTGAATTATATGATTTAGATAACGGCAGACAAATATCTAAGTTATTTTCTACTACAACAGGTTGGGTAAGACATGAATTTACATTTCCTGCTGACGTTGATGATGGGTCTAGTCCATTTGATGATGATAATGCTGCAAGTTTGCAATTAAGTTTTTGGCTTCATGGTGGTTCAACTTTTACAAGTGGCACATTAAACACAGCATCATGGGCTAACGCTACAAACGCCAATCGTGCAGCAGGAATAGATAGCTTTTTTAGTAGTACAGACAACAATTTCTTTATTACTGGAGTCCAACTAGAAGTAGGCTCTCAAGCCACACCATTTGAGCATAGGTCATTTGGGGAAGAACTAGCTTTGTGTCAGAGGTATTATGAAGTAACAGGAGCAGGTCAACCTGCTAAAGCAAATAGTACTACTGGTATTTGGTGTGGTTTTCAATTTAAAACACAAAAAAGAGCAGCTCCTTCAATATCCCTTACTGCTGCAAATCAAAGATTTTTTGAATTTGGTGTTGCAAATAGAGATACGAGTAGTGGTTCGTTAGTACAAACATATCTCACTACTAAAAGCTGTTTACTGAGAATAGAAGGATATAGTGGTATTACTGCTGGTAATACTTATTTATCAGGTGGATTAGTATCAGATGAAACAGCAGATACTTTCATAGCAGAATCAGAACTTTAAGAGGTTTATATGAATATAACAAAAGCAAAATATTCAGAAGAAAATAAATGTATTTTAGCAACAATAGATGACACCAAATGGGCAGTACCACTAGACCCTGCTAACAGACACTACATAGCAATCCAAGAATGGGTAGCTGAAGGCAATACAATAGAGGAAGCTGATTGATGTTTGGTGCTTCTACATTTGCTGAACATGCGATAGCAAATCAAGGAGTTCTATTCTTTGGTGTATCAGAACAAAGTGGTATATCATCAAGTGCTAATGCAGGTGTAGGAATTATGTCTGGTGTTGCCACA